CGCCGTTGCAACAAACACCACTTGAAAGAAGAAGTCTGAGAAGGGAGCATGAGTCTCCAATTCAAAGTTCCACCCATACATAATTGAATACCCCACCACCAGAAAGGTCAATGAGGCGACACTATAAAGTGCAATGTTCTTGAGTAATATCTCGATTGTGTTTTTACTTCTTACCGACCCTGCTTCTAACATGGTGAACCCTGCAGCCATCCACATAACCAGAACACCGCAGATTAAAAAGTAAAAAGTATTTAATGAATATTCCATAATAAATTCTCCGAAAAAAGAAAAGGGAGTCCGTAAACTCCCTTTATATATTATTTTGTATTACTAAGTTCTGGATGCCATGATGATTTGGTTTCGATTGGTTTTTGTGATTCAACCACCGCTTCATCTCTTTTCATTTTCTCCAAAAGTGCAATTCGTGTATAATCAGAAAAACTAATCATCTGCTCATTCGCAATTGACTGCACTTTATCTCTAAATGATCGTGGCATACGAATACTTGTAATACAGTTCTGGACTACATTTCTTTGTATGTCGTCACTCATCAGCAAGTTTCTTAAATGCATCAAAGTCGAACTCTTCTTCAGTACTTGAAGCTGCAACTTTCTCTTTTGGAGCAGATGCAGTTTTAGTTTCTGGTTCAGAAAAAGAATCTTCCGATAAATCTTCTGCACTTGAGCTGACACCCTCTTGATTGAGAACTCTGTCGAGTTTCTCTTTTAGTTCATCATAAGACTTGAACAGTTTTGGGTCAACAAACTCTTGTAGAGCATATTCACCACCCCATACTGTTTCCATCTCTCCCTCATCTTTTAAAAGAGGAGCAGATGCACCAAACTCTGATTTGTCGTAGTTGCGATATCCTTCGACCTTACGAATCTTCAGTTTCAAAGAAGCACCTTCCCACAAATCAAATGGATTGACTGCGGTTTCATCTTCAAACTCAGGATTCATCGCTTCCTTAATCTTATCAAAGATTTTCTTACCATACCGATAAAGAAAGACTTTACCATTGTTATCAGGATTAGAAGGGTCATCAACAACATAGATGTTTGAGATATAAGTCAAACGTCTTTTCTGTTTACGAGCCTGTTCCTTACCAGCCTCATCTCCACGATTCCATAGTTTTGTATTGAACTCGGACACAGGGTCTTTCTTACCAAGAGTGGTCAAAGAGTTCTCTATGTACCAACCGCCTGGGCCTTGAAATCCATGATTCCATACTTGAACGTAAGGCATTTCTTCACCTTGAGGTGCAGGAAGAAAACGAATAACTGCATATCCATTTCCGTCTTTACCTACAGTCGGTTGCCAGAACCTTTCGTCTTTATTGGAATAGTTTTTTGAGGAAAGTTTATTTGTTTCTTCTAGTATCTTGTCATAAAGTTTAGTAGAAGATTTTCTTAGCTGTGCAAAATTAGTTGCCATTTTTTTGTATTCTCCATATTTGCTGAGTATTATTTGTATTACAGTTTATCCACGATAACATAATGTAATTCTATTAACATACTATATATGTGCTTAAAAGTCAATAGGTTTTATTTTATATTTAAGCATATTGAGGTCGCTGGCTTCTTTTTCTATAGTTGCTTTAATCTTTGAATTAATCAGTTTTGCAACGACCTCAATCTCTACTTCGTGTTTTTCACAATAGAGCAATATTGCATCCATATATTCAACACCTTCATCTTTTACTATCTTCTCGACATTTTGTGAGAATATATCTTTTGTTAAAACACTTAATCCCATACTATAACGTACCTTTACCTGTAAAAAATGTGGTCATCAATTTGTGTAATCTTTTCTAACTTTGCTGACCATCTCGGAGACACTCTATATGTGTGATAGTGTGTTGCTCCTTTTGTTAAATCAAGAACAGGATTAGAACTTAGAAAGTATATCGCACTTAGAAGTGTAATAATTTCTTCGTATGCTCCCTGCTCATGTATTCGGTCTGAACGACCATCACAATACCAACTGAATTGGCACTTGTGTCTTTTGGGCTGATTATTAATGCCCCTCTGACTGTCAAATACAACCTCACAGACTGTATCTGGAAAACGACTGTCCTTAACTCTATTGAGTGTGACAAGACCTACAGCAATCTTACCAAGTGTGTCTTGGTTTCTTGCTTCGTGATATATGTTTTTTGCAAGACATACATCAGCTTCTGAAAGGGTTTCTTCTTTTCCTACTGCTGGTACACTATTCAATGTGAAAAATATTCCCATGAATAATCCAACAGACAAAATCATAGCACTTCTAAAAGCGTCACTCATACTAGACTCCTAAATTGTTTCGGAAGTGAGGATTTAATTAGAGAGAGGGTTTTCCAACGCCTCTTTAATCTGTGCAGATAACTCTTTCTTAGTTTCTACAATAGTGCGATCAAAGTTTCTCATTCTATCATTCACATCCTTCTCAAGTTCATAAACAGTAGATCGAACATCTCGGCTAGTCTGATTTGTCTCCTTCTCGACTGACTTTAGCCTATCCTCTACCTTATTTATATCATCTTGTATATTATCCTCTACTTTTTCTACTAAGTCAATACTTTTTCGTAGAGAATCGAGTCTAGTTTGCTCATTTTCTTCCATAAATTCAATTCTTTCTTCAAGAATGGAAAGTCTTTTGTCATATCCAGATAAATCAGGGGCTGTATAACTCTGTATTTTCTCCTCCATAGACGTATATCGAGAATACAGTTCAAAACCACCCCATAGTCCACCAATGATTGTTGTTGCAATCGGAACACCAACTGCAAGCCACATAGAATTAAAACGGAGTTTTGCACCACCTATATCGAGTTCAAATCCTTTTTTGTCGCTCATTGATATTGTTCCCTTATCATTTGTTTTAGTTTTGAATTGTTTGTTGAAAAAAGTGTTCGAACTGCACGATTGTTATCACGATTTCGATTACCAGCATAGATTACTTTTGGTGCATACCACTCGTTATTGTCAGGAAGATAGGACACCAGATACGCATCAAATCCTTGTCTGTAGTTCATAAGTGCAAGAACCTTTGTTTGACTGTTAGATGAAAAGTAATCCTCTGATAGTTCGTCTTGTGTTTCTTCCATTTGATTTTGTATTTCAGCAGAAAGATTAGTACTATTCATATTCAATGATGACTCAATTTTTGTGTTCTGAAAACTTGAAGCATTTGGTGATGTAGATGAGCTCATCACACTTGTTGTACTTGTTGTTCCAAGTATTGCCTCACTTGATACAGGACTTGAAGCTGGATTTGCAAACATCACAACTCCTGTTGCAGAGGAGGAACTTGAACTTAATCCAGAGGTCGTACTTGTTCTTGCATTTGATAATGTTGCATTGACAGTTTGCTGTAATGTAAGAGAGGCATAGTCCAATGCATTACTTTCAAGTCCACTTACTAAACTATTTGTAAATGAAAGAGAGTCGGACACAGCAGAGTTTGGAGATGAACTCTCTGATGGAGTTTCTCTTATTATAGAAGGTCTTGTAACAACTGTTGTGAGAGGAAGATTTAGTATTTCTTCTTCAAGAAAAACTTCTTCGAAAAAAGGTTCGTCATTTAGTTCAAACTGATCTATAATCATTTCTTCATCAAGAAAGAATTGCTCCTCTATAATTTCTTCTGGAAGCTCTTCGAAAAATTCTTCTTCTGTTACTCCATCAAAAACCTCACAGCAATCAAAGTCAAATTCTTCTTCAATAAAGAAATCTTCCTCAATAAAGAAATCCTCCTCCTCATAGTAAATGGGTTCAATGTAACTTGTGTACGCACTACAATTAAAATCACTAAAAGTAATTGAAGAACAATAGAGTGCAGTATCATAGCCTGGACATGAAGGATTGTTTAAAGGGTCTGAGCAATCTAGGGTATCAACAGATAGAGAGAAGTCAACATCACTTGTGTAACTTGTAACATTTGTATCATCATAGAAAAGAAACTGCTCAAACTCTCCAGCAGATATATCTCCTGTATATCCGATTGTAAAATCGTGTGATCTTATGTCTATTTTGTCGTATCTAAATTCAAAGGAGCTATCTGAAAAGAGTTCGACTTCAAATGTACTTTTATAGTTACTGTTACGATACTCAGAGACACCATACCAACCAACAATATAAGAGTCACCAAAGGACTCAACATAAGGATTTGTTGTTCCCTTATTGACTTTATTATTACTGTTAAGGTTTACAAGGTCAGTCCAGAGAGGCATCAAAAGATAATCATAGGTAGATGAAGTTTGCGTATTCAAGTCTCTTCCACGACAACAATAAGAGCTTGTTACTGTAGTATTACTATCTTTTAATTGCAGGACACCATTTTGATAGACATTCATTTCGTCAAAACTTTGACCATATAAGTCAAAAGTGAACGGAAGATTGACACCTGTATAAGAGTCATCTGCAATGTTTAGAGCTGTTCCTGATTCCGATATGTCAGTAAGAGGAGTTAATCCTACTTCAAATTCTTGTGCAATACTCTCACTTATAGTAAGTGCAAACACAAGTCCAAAAAGTATTCCGATTGCTTTCTCAAGATAAATCATTATCTACACACTTTTCTTTTCTTTTTGTCATTACGACATTTCTTTTTTCTTTTATCATAATCAGGTCTTTCTTCCTCATTCTCAGACCAAGCAACCTTTGCTTCGTTTCCAATCTTACCTTTATACGGACAAGGAGTACCAGCCATCTCCATCGCTTGAAAGACTCTTACGTCTTGACAAAGTATACTTACAGCTGCAACCTTCATACCCATATCATACATCGCCTTTGATAACTTTAACTTCTCACAGTTTTCATCTCTCATCATCTTACCACCAGACAATCCGATAATCTGTGTTTGAACTGCACCTGATACTCCTGTAACGCATAAGTCCTGTGAATAGCTCATCATAGTTGGTGCAATTGCACTTGGAGGAGGTGATTGTATCTTAGATTTTGATTGCTGTGTGATATTTGTGTTGTTATCATTGGTATTTGTGTTATTATTTGTTGAGTTAGATGTATTTGTAGAGTTTGACGTTACATTACTCGTATTGTTATTTGTGTTTGTCGAGGAAGTTGTAGACGTATTTACATTTGTGTTGTTGTTTGTATTTGTATTTACGTTTTGCGAACTGCTGGTGTTCTGATTTACATTTGTGTTTTGATTCACATTTGTATTGTTAGATGTACTTGTAGACGTATTTGTATTTGTATTGACGTTATTTGTATTTGAGTCAATGGTCGTGTTATTTGTATTGTTTGTCGTAGAATCGACAGAGCTATTCGTGTTGGTCGAATTAATTACATAACTATTCGAGTCATACTGTGTCGGATTTGATTGATACCGATTGCCAGGCTGACTTGTTTGTCCATAGGTCATTGTACTCACACTTATCATACCAAGAAGGAAAAGTGCAAGACGCATCTTGGGGCCTTTCTTTTGAGGGATTTATAACTATTTATAAAAAAGTATTGACTTTTTATTTTTTATCGTGTACATTTATCTTGTTGATTCTAAGAAATAATATAACTGTAATGGATATGCAAAAATGATTCCAAAAAAGAAATATATTCATGTGAATATGCATAAGATTCGAGCCAATAAAAAACATGGAACGAATGAACCTGTCATTACAATTAAAGAAGGTAGAAAGAATACCTACTGTCACAAAGTCTCAATACTAGGGCCGAGTGAAGTTATATACGGAGGAAACGAAAAACCACTTTTATCTTGTGGTGCAAGAGTTGTTATTACAACAAATGCAGAATTAAAGATAGACTAAATAAACTTGATTTGTTGATGTGAAAGTGAACGCAAGATGGACTTGGGGGCAGTACCCAACGCCTCCACCAAAAAAGCATAGGAAAAGTTATGACCGAAAAAGAAAAAAGAGAAGCATATTTAGTAATCTGGATGGTCAAAGGTCATATTCCTAAAAATCCTATCTGGAGTGATGATGTACTTAAAGTCGTAAAAGAGCAATATACAGCAAGACTTTGGGGAAACGAGGAGTGTTACATTTACACAGATGGATTTGAAGAAGCTTACGATGCTTTTATGGCGGGGGCGAAATAGGTTCGACATTTTCGTAATATCTTTCATGGAGAATCTGGTGCGGAAGCTACCATAAACGCAACAACACGTTAGATGCCAACGATAATGACATCATTGAGGATTATGCACTAGCTGCTTAATCGCTCGGGGTTTTAAGAAGGTTTCCTAGCAACAGAATAACCTTCACCATTTATCAATATTTCACTCTCTGTCATTATGGTTTCTTCTAGTAGTAAATATATTTGTATACAGCTCATCTATTCTTTTTAAGTGAGGATGTTTATGTATCCATTGACCTGTATCTGGAGTGAAATGTTTTTTAAAAAAATTATCCATTTTTCTGTTACCTGTAGATATAGATAAATCTACTTTACGAGATTCTTCATCAAAGCTTTCGTCAGACATAATACTATCATCTTTTATTTCGTACGCATAAGCTGCAATTGATAGTTTAATTCTTCTTTGTATTTCTTCTGATTTTCTATCACTTTGCATTTAATGATGCATCATTGCATAACTCAATGCAATTCTTTCAAACTCTTGATCTCTTTCTGCTTCGGTTCTAAAACTTATAACCTTATCAATTCGAAATGATCTCCAGCCCTTAGCGTTTAAATCCCAAACAGAGACAACTTCTTCATTTGGTTTTTTACCTGTTTTCTTATAATAATCAACAACCTGATTATTTTCTTCAAGAACACTTGCTTGTAGAGTACAGGTCATTTGTCTAAAATCACCATTTACTTTATTGAACTCTACCACACAAACATTGTTTTTAAGTCTCTCGACTAACTCATCACGTTTTAAATCAATCATATTGAATCCTCTCAATGTCATCTTCATCACAGGAGCTCCCATATTGTATCTCTACAATTTTTACAGGATTTACTGTTTGGTTTGCAATTCTATGATACTTTTCTTTAGGCACGAAAATAGTTTCGTGAAGAGAGTATCTAGCTTGTATTGCCTCTTTTAAATCTGGTTCATCTGAAAGGTATACTGTTGGATTACCCTCTACAACGAACCATAGTTCATTTCTGTGCATATGTCTCTGAAAAGAAATAGAACTGTTTGGGTCGATTGTAAGTTCTTTTACTTTTATATGCTTACGATACAATACCTTTTTAGATTTTTTAACAGTACTATAAGCATAATCGTGAAGAACTCTATAATATCCCCATTGTCTTTCAGTCTTTGGATTTTGCCATTCTTCAAGAATCCAAGAGCTACTGTTCTTTTTCTTTGCTCCACCAACACCAAAGATAAATTGAAGATTTTCGTCATCTATATCCATCTCTGGAATATTTTCTTCTGTCCTATCTCCACCATTATAAAAACTAATTGGATTGTTAGGACACAGCTCTCTTATTTTTCGTATAGCATTTTTTGCCGTATCATCTGAATCATCAAATCCAAAGACCGCATCAGTACAATATAAATTTTCAAGAACTGTTTTTCTTTCTTCAAATGGCATAAATGCACGACCTTTTTTTCGTGCAAGCCAGTCATCACTATTCAAACCAACTGCAACAAAAGAACCGCTATACATTGCAGATTTTAGATAGTCAATATGCCCAGAGTGTAAAGGGTCGAACCCACCTGTGCAAATAACTATTTCTCTATGACCTAATTCAGCCTGACCTAATATTTTTAATTTAGTTTCACTATCCATAAGTTCTATTGTCATTAGTATACCCAACTCACAAAACTGTATCTTGTGCCTTTCGTTACAGGTTTCACCATGTGAGGATAAAGAAAGTTTGACGGAAACATAACAACATCACCTGTTTTTGTTTTATATTCCTCGCCATGAAACATTAACTCTCCACCCTCATAATCATCATTTAACACACCAATTACAGGAACACCTTTTACTTCTCCATCAAACAAACTGTGTATATGGTCACAATGAATTGCCATTGTTTGATCTATCGAGTACCGATTGTATCTAATTCGAGAATATCCATTCCAAGTATCATACCAATCGGGCATATCAAGCCCTCCAACATATCTTCTAATAACAGAGTGAAGTTTGTCCATAATCTTTCGAGACTGCTCTCCACCAAAGCCAATATCTAATTCGTTGTCTCCAGACTTACTGATGTAATGTCCTTTTTCTTGGTCAGGAACATAGAATAGATGCTTTTCCCAATCAATTTTTTCTATGTCCTTAATTGTTTCTTTACAAAACTTTTTTGAAAAAACCTTTTGTGTTTTTATATAATTCTTTATATTGAAATCCATAACAAAAATAATATCACATTCTTGATAGACTTGTCAATAGGTTTTGCCATTCAAATTTACGAACATCCCATGAGTAGAAACTGTCGGCATATATCTTGGATAATTGTATTCTCTGTTGCATATGACTATTCCAATAGGTTGTGATAACCTGATCGAGAATACTTGCAAATGTATTTGCATGAACATTTTGATCTTCCTGCATTTGATACATCAATGCAAAATTAGCAGTTGTCTCAGGAAGGGCTGCATGATTTGGTGCAATGATACACACTCCAGCACTCATCGCCTCCATGGCTGCAATACAAGATGTTTCTGGCCATATATTTGGATATGCAAAGATATGTGCTTTCTTGAGTGCTTCTCTTACAACTTCATTTTCTTGAAATCCATGATAGGTAATTCCTTCATGTTCACGACATCTTGCAAAGATAGGTTCATACTCTTTATCTCTTTGAGGCCAACCATATGCATTGAAACTTGAATAGACATCTAAATGTATCTTACCTTTATGTTTGTCATAGAGATGTTCAAAGACAGGAACAAGTATTTCAAGTCCTCTATGCGGTGTTGTATGATAGATAAGATTAAGAGTATCAGTCTTTTCTTTTTCGTGAGTCTCAATAGGGTCTATTGCATTTTTAAGAATACAGGAGCCACCATAAGGAATACCAAGTCCTAAATGATATGTTTGGAATTGATAATTGGAAACAAAGACAATTTGTTTAAAACGGTCACGATTGATTTCATGTTTTAGATGCTGACTCTCAGGGTCGTTAAACGTATCGTGACACCAAAGAATCGGTATTCGGTCTTTATCTATATCTCGAACTCTTGAACAAATAATCTGAAACTTATCATATAAGTCTTTATCAATAACAGATGCAAGTTTTCTTTGCATCATCTCAGTTCCACCATTTGCTTTGGCGTTTAATTCATTCTTTTCTATATCGTCATTCAGTCCACGAATTACAAGATTTGTCATACTCACTCCATAAGTTTTGAGAGGGTCAAGCCCTCTCTCCACACTTATTTATTAGGACACTTGTACGGCAATATACAAGCAAAGAACGATTAAAACAATCTTTCCATAGTCGAGGTCAAAAGCTGTTCCCTCTCCTACCGAGGCATTGTAAATATCAATAATTTTATCAATACCATTTGATGATTGTTTTTCTTTATTTTCTTCTGACATATCAACTCCTCTAAGCTGCCATCGCATAGTCTTTGGCTTTTGCAAGAGCAGAGACTTTCTTTTGTCTCCCTTTTCCAAACCATGCAGATTGTAAACGTGTATCCTGCGAGACACCTAGTTCGTGGTCTATGAGGTAAGTGACAGAGTTAAAGGCAGACCACCATGTACCTTCACTCAATTTTGCACCAGGCTGTGTGTTGACAGTCTCAAGAGCAGCCTCTGCATTACGAGATAAGTCTTTTAACCTTTTGTTGTCACCAGCAATCGGAAAGACTTCATTATAGTATTCTTTGATTGAATCTTTAGAATAGTTTTTTGATGCAAGAAACTTAGAAACATCTGCATAATCTTGCATAAAGTTACTTGCAAGTCCAAGTGTTTCTTTTACACTTTCGGCATCAAATACTTGTCTGTGATTTAATCGTGCAGACTGTTGCGTATATTGATTAAGAGCATATGTAAGTGTGTTATTACAAACAACACGAACAGGAGTAAATCTTACTTCAATAGAACAAGCATACTTGTGAGGATTAGAGAATAAAAGATATCCCTCTACATCATCACCTTTTGATACTGTAAATCCATCTTTGAGTTTTGCAAGTCCCCAAACCATACGACCATCATCAAGTGAACCAGCCGTATCCATTTTCATATCTCCTGCAATAACAAACTCATTGAAGAAATCAAATGCTTCAGAATTTTGAAGTGGTTTCCATCCGTCACCAACTGTTGAAAGTATTGTTTCGTCACTATCTCTTACAAGAACTCTACGTTTTGGAATTTCAGTATACTCTGGTTTATTAGTATTCTTGAAATACATTTGTCGAGTTGAAACAGTCCAATCAAGTCCTGCTTTCTTGAGCATTTGATCTGGTGTTAAATCATCAATAACTTTTACACCTAATCCATGCCATGGCACCTCTCCTGCATATGCCATTGTTTCTACCTGATGAGCCATTTGACTCTCCTTTTTTCAGTTTACGATAATATTAATCTAACATACATTTTACACAAAAGTCAATACTTTTTTGAAGAAAGTTTACTTTTTTTTAATCTTTCATCTCTTTTTAAGTGAACTGGCGAGACTTTGTGTAAATGCATCTCACCTTTTTCATCAAATGAAAATTTGATGTATCCCTTGACACAAAGATAATTCAGAGTATTATCTGTGATCTCAGATGCAATCTCTGTCATCTTATCCCACAGAGAGGCCCTTCCATCAATGTATCCCCAATAATATGTTCCTGCCATACAGAATATAGCAAGTAACGTATGACTTACAACACTTATTTCCATCTATCTTCTTTTCCCTGTTTGTGGGTCATTTACTTCTTTTTTGGATAATACCTGTAGTCCACCTTTATTATAAGCTTGACCAATTACGGCATCTCCTGTATATGTGAGAGTTTGTTTTTTAAGTGCAACTCCTCCAACACCATTAGAAAGACTTG